CGCCTATTCGGGGCTGGCCACCGACTTCACCTATCGACGGATGATCCTGCATTACGCATGGTTGATGACCGTTGCGGGCGGCGTGAATCTGTTCGTGCTCGGGTCGGAACTAAGGGGCCTGGAGAGCGTACGTGGGCCAGGATGGACGAAAGCAGGAACGACCGATAGCCACGGCAATGCAGTTTGGGACTACCCTTTTGTCGCCGGGCTCACCCAACTCGCCGCCGACGTTCGCTCGATTCTGAATGGGGCCGGGTTTACCAAGAACCTCCCGGCCCAGGCGAATTTGATAACCTATTCCGCCGATTGGTCGGTCTGGATGGGCTATCAGCACGCGGGTGCGAATGGCCAATGGCCCCATCTGGACGCTCTCTACGCGTCACCAAACATCGACTTGGTAAGTTTCGACAATTATCTGCCGCTCAGCGATTGGACCACGAATGCGCAGGGGTTGGACGTGATCAACTGGCAGACCCCCGCCCCCACGAATTGGCCGCCTTCATCGAGCACGATCAATGGACTCGGCCTCACGGGCGCGCCTACGATCTATTCGAAGCCATACCTCAAGGCCAACATCGAGGGCGGCGAGAAATTCAATTGGTACTACGCCAATTCGAACAATGCAGGCGCCGGCTTCGATCCCAACGGCTCCGGCCTCATCGTCTCCTGCCCCCAAGGCGACCGAGTCGCGCAGTCGCGCCAACTTTATTACGCAAACCAAGAATTGCTCGCGAACAAACAGCTTCGTTGGTGGTGGAACCATTCCCATCAGGCGGTCTATGACACAGGCGCCGGGTGGGCGCCGCAGGGACCGACGACGCAATGGACCCCAAACTCTAAGCCTATAGTCTTTCTCGAATACGGGATTCCGGGTGTCGACAAGGGAACCAATCAACCCAACCTATTCTACGCGCCCGCCTCCGTCGCGAGCGGCACGCCCTATTGGTCGAGTTGGCAACCGATGCCGGGCGGTGGCTTCCTACCTCAGCCCGACGATACGATTGCGAGCCTAGGTCTCCAGGCGATCTATGAATATTGGAATACGGACGGTCACAATGCGAACGTCGGCGGCATTGATATGCTGCTATTTGGGTTCTGTTGCGTTTGGAATTGGGACGCCCGCCCGTTCCCTGCTTTTCCGTTGCTTTCGACTGTTTGGGGCGACACTGCCAATTGGCCTTTTGGCGACTGGGTGAACGGTCGCGGCCCAGCGCTTGCGCCATTCCCGCCTTCACCAGACCCAACGCCCGGCGCCTATCCAACATTCCCGCCCCTTTCAAGTCCGGGTTGGTCGGTACACGTCACCCCCAGCTTCTCCACGGATCTTACTCGACACGTTTCCGGCCGAGAAACTAGGCGAACGGCGCGCGCCTACCCACTCTATCAGATCGAACTCACCTTTGAGCTGCTTCGCGCCGACCCCTCGCATTTGGAACTACAGACTATCGCCGGCTTCTTCAGCGAGCGGAGGGGCCAGAATAGTCCGTTTTGGATTGCCCCTCCGGGCCTCTCAATTGTCACGGGACAGATGCTTGGCGTTGGCGATGGATCGACAACCGACTTTGCGTTGATCCGCGGTTTCGAGTCCTATGCGGAACCCATAACGGCCACTTCGGGGGTCACGGCTGTCTATCTGAACGGGGCGCCGCAAGGCTCTGGTTGGTCGGTATCTTCTGGCTACGGTCCAGAAATCAGTTTCGTCGCCGCTCCGCGCGCCGGGACCGTCATTTCCGCCGACTTCGGCGTGTTGTGGCTCTGCCGCTTCGCGGAGGACGTCGCCGATCTGGAGAACTTCATGTCGCTGCTTTGGAATTGGCGAACAATCAAATTGCAGACGGTGCGCCCATGAGCACGCCCATCTTCCCAGTTCTTTCCGGCCAAAGCTTTGGCGTCAAGAAGAAGCCGACGATGTCGACAATCGTTGCGAATCATGTGTCGGGACGCGAAGTGCGCACTGCTCTTTACCAGAACCCAATTTGGCAGTTCGAAATGGCGTTCGACGGGCTCGACGGTTCGTTGAACGGCCAATATCCGGGTCTGGGCGCGCAGTCGATGCAAAGCTTGCTCGGCCTGTTCCTCCAATGCGGCGGCCAGTTCGGGACTTTCATTTACTACGACCCGACCGATTTTCAGGCCTTGCATCAGAGCTTCGGAGCGGGCAACGGCACAACGACTTCGTTTCAATTGTTGCGCACGCTTGGCGGCTACTCCGAAGAGGTCGTAGCGCCGTTCACCGCATCGGCGCCAACTCTTTTTCCGCTGCCGGGTGCGACGACCTATGCGCCCAACAACCTGCTCGCCAATTCCGATCTCGGCTCTTCCGCCGGGCTAACCCTCTACAACATGACCACTTCCGGCGGCCAGACCGACCCGTTCGGCGGTTCGCTCGCCGTGATGATCGCGGAAACGACCGCCAACAACAGCCACTTCACCTTTGATGTCGCCACGGTACCGCCCGGCGTCCCACTTACCTTTTCCATTTATCTAAAAGCTGGAGGCGCGACGAAAGCGCAGCTTTACCTGCAGCGCGCCGCGTCTCCTTATGAGTCGATCTACGTGGATTTCGATCTCGCGACGGGCGCATCGACTCTCCAGGGCGCTCAACTCGGCGGTACGGGCGCAATCGTCGCGACGATGACTCCCGCCGGTGGGGGATGGTATCGGTCCTCCGTCTCTGGAATGCCAGCGTCCAATCTCGCGAGCGTCAATGTCGGCGTCGCCGGCGTCAACAATTACCCTCTCGCGACGCTGCAACTGAGCTATCCTGGAGCGACGTCGAACACGATTTACGCCGCGTTTCCTCAACTGGAAACTGTGTCGGCGCCAAACGCGCCAGGCCCGTACCAACCGACCCTAGCGACGCCGTATTATGGCGGCCCGTCGATATCCGTCGCGGGCGCTTACGTCGATCCCACCACTTATTCGATCACGAACGGCTTGGTTACGTTCACATCCGCTCCCGCTCCCGGCGCCGCGCTGCAATGGTCTGGCTATTTCGGCTTCCTCTGCCGCTTCGACGCCGATGCCCTGGATTTCGATCAGTTCATGTCGAACCTCTGGCAGGTCGAGTCGCTTAAGTTTTGCTCGGTGAGGGCGCAATGAAGACGACGTCGCCGGCCGTCCTCACCGCGATCAATGCGGCCCGCACCGCAATCGATGCGCCCCTCGCTTATGCTGAATGCTACACTTTCACGTTGGCAACCGGAACGGTTCTTACTTGGACGAACTTCGATCGGCCGATCATCTATGACGGCGCTACGTTCTCGGCGACCGGACCGCTCGTTCAAGGGCTGAAATACAAGGCGACCGTCGGCCTAGAGGTCGACAAACAACAGATTGTCATCGCGGCGCGGCCGACCGATCTGATTTCAGGATCGCCGGTTCTCAACGCGATTCGCGAAGGCGCCTTCGACGGCGCGGCGGTCGAGCGCGACCGCGTATTCATGTCTTATCCCGGCGGCCCGGTCATCGGCGGCGTGATGTTGTTCCACGGCCGGGTTTCGACGGTCGATTCCGTCGGCCGCACTTCGGCGCAGATCACAGTCGCCAGCGATCTCGTGATCCTCGATTATGAGATGCCGCGCAACCTGTTCTCTCCGACCTGCGTCCACTCCCTCTACGACAACGGTTGCACGGTGGTTCGCGCGGCCTACACGTCGAGTGGGATCGTCGCGAGCGGCTCGACCCAAACCCTGATCAATTGGACGGGGGCGCTTAGCGGCCACGCCCAGGGCTCACTGACCTGGACTTCCGGTCTCAACTCCAACCTGCGCGCAACTGTCAAGAGCACGATCGCCAGCGTATCGCTGACACTGATGTATCCACTGCCCAGCGCTGTCAACGTCGGCGACGCCTTCACAGTAGCCCAGGGCTGCGATCACACGATGGGCACCTGCCAGAGCCGGTTCAACAATCTGCTCAACTTCAAGGGGTTTCCGTTCGTCCCGCCGGACCAGATCGCTTATTAGCCAATAGCGAGTGGAGGGGAAGCAAGGTGACCGACCGTTCGCCACTCGCCATTCGCCATTCGCTCGACTCCCGCCTGGCCGTCGTCGCCGCCGCCCGTTCCTGGCTCGGCACGCCCTACCACCACGCCGCCGACGTCAAGGGGCACGGCGTCGATTGCGCGATGATCCTGGTGCGCGTTTTCTGCGATCTCGGGCTGATCGAGCCCTTCGATCCGCGCCCCTACACGCGCGACTGGTTCCTGCACCGCGACGATGAGCGTTACATGGGCTATCTGATCGCCCGCGCGCGCCAAGTCGATGCGCCAGAGCCCGGCGACGTCATGCTGTTCAAGATCGGTCGATGCTTTGCTCATGGCGGCATCGTCACGGTCGCTGATCCGGTGACCATCGTGCATGCCTTCGCCCCCGCGCGCCGTGTCGTGGAGGACGTGGTCCGGCAAAGCCCTGATCTCGACGAGAAGCCCCGAAGGTTTTTCAGTTATTGGGGTGAGCGGCGAGTAGCGCATGGCGAATAGTCCAATCGCCAATCGCCATGCGCCATTCACCCAAGAGGCTACATGTCCTGGTTTCGCTCCCCCACCGTCAAGCCCGATTACACAGGCCTGCAAATCCAGACCAGCACGTCAACGCTGCCGATTCCTATCGTCTGGGGGCAGAACAAAATTAGTATCAACGTCATCTGGTACGAGAACTTTCAGACGCATGGCGGCTCTGGTGGTAAGGGCGGCCTATTCGGCGCCAATCAATACAACTACACCTACTCAGCCGACATCATCATGGCGCTTTGCGAAGGGCCGATTTCGGGCACCGGCTATATCTGGAAGGACCAGTCGGCCTACATTCTCTCGGACCTCGGCGCGTCGCTCAACCTTGGCGCAACCCCGCAATCGCCGTGGTCTTATGTCACTACCAACTATCCGAATGAGGCGCTCGGATATCAAGGCGTCGCTTATATCCGCGCCTCTTCCTACCAACTCGGCGCTAGCGCGAGCCTCGGCAATCATAATTTCGAAGTCATCGGCATTCTCGCTGGCACCGGGTTCAATCAGATCGATGCCGACCCGGCGCAAGTGATCTATGATTTCCTCACCAGCGCACAATATGGCTGCGGGTTCAATCCGGCGTCGATCAACATGACAACGCTTTACGGCTCCGGCGGCGACGCGAGCCTGCAAAGTTACTGCCGCGCGCAAGGCATCTGCTTTTCGCCCACCCTGGTGAGCCAAGAACAAGCCGCCTCTATCCTGACGCGATGGCTACAAATCTGCAATACGGCCGCCGTCTGGTCTCAGGGCGAGTTGAAATTCATTCCTTACGGCGACGCGACGATCGCCGCGGGAACAGTGACGCAAACACTGCAGGTCAACGTGCCGCATTTCCAACAGCAATCGGGTGGCCGGTCCTATTATCCCGAGGTCGAGGTCTGCTCGTCCGCCGCCTGGAATGCGGACGGCGGCGTCGTATACGCCTTCACTGGCGGCGTGCTTTCCTACACCGCGGCCAATCCGCCGACGTCGACGGGAACCTATACGATCCACCCAAGCGGAACCTATGTCTTCGCCCCCGGCGACGAAGGCGTCGTGGTTCTGGTGACGTTCACTTCAACGAATCCGACCGCCTACGTCCCCAACCTGACGCCGATCTATTCGCTGACCGATTTAGATTTTGTTGACGAAAAAGGCAACAAGGACCCGGTTGCGGTTTCGCGCGCTGACCCGTTCTCGCTGCCCAACATCCAACGCGTCGAGGTTTCGTCGCGCCGCAACCAATACGGCTCGATTCCCGTCGAGGCCCGCGATCAATCGCAGATCGAGCTCTACGGCCCGCGCGTCGGTTCCACCATCACGGCGCACGAAATTTGCGATGAAGTCACGGTCGGCCCGATCGTCGCGCAGACAATCCTGCAGCGCCAGCTTTATGTCAGAACCAAATTCGAGTTCAAGCTGAGCTTCGAATATTGCCTGCTCGACCCCATGGATATCGTCGAGATCACCGATGTGAACCTTGGCCTCTCGGCCTATCCCGTTCGGGTGATCTCGATCGAGGAAGATGACAAGGGGTTGCTGGCTTTCGAATGCGAGGAATTGACAGTCGGAATTTCCGCGCCGGTCCTCTACATCAACAGCGGCGTGAACGGCTTTCAGGGCAATCGGGGCGCCACGGCCAACGCCGTCAACACGCCACTGATCTATGAACCGCCAAGCGCGCTGACCGGAGGCGTCGCGCAGCTCTGGGTTGGGGCATCCGGTTCCAGCGCGGATAAGAATTGGGGTGGTTGCTACGTTTGGATGAGCCTCGACAACATCACCTATTCCGACGCGGCGATCGCGACGATTTCGCAACCGATCAAGCAAGGCGTTTTGACCGCCAACATCGCCGCCGCCAGCGGATGGGATACGACGGATACCTTGTCGATCAACATCGCGGAATCCGGCGGTGTTCTCAATGGCACTACCGCGGTCAACGCTCAGGCTGGCGGCACGCTGTCTCTGATCGGAAGCGAATTGCTCGCCTATGAAACGGCGACGCTGACTTCAACATCCCAATACAATCTAACCAATTTGCAACGCGGCATGTATGGCACCGCTGGCGCCAGCCATTCCACCGGCGCGCCGTTCGCGCGGCTCAATGCGGCGGTGGTCAAATATACGCTGCCGCAACAATATATTGGAGTCACGCTGTATTTCAAATTTCAGTCTTTCAACGTGTTCGGCGCTGGCGTCGAGCCGCTGAGCTCGTGCACGACCTACGTCTATTCCCCGAGCGGCGCCGGCGTCGCCGACCCGATCACGCAGCAATTGCTGAGCGGTTTCGCGGTCGATCTCGGTTCGGTCGCGGCGGCGCCTAGCGTGTCGGACGATTTCGGCCAGACGATCGGCGGCGTGCTTTCCATCGTGGATTTGGGCGTTGCGTAAGAGCGAATGGGATCCCTCGACGAGCTGTGGATGAGCGGCGAGCGCCGAAGAGGGCGCCCGTCCATTCGCAAGGCGTCACCCGCTAACATAGGGCCTCTTGAATGTCCGAACAGCTTCAACTCAGGCGCGGAACCGCAACCCAGGTCGCCGCCTTCACCGGCGCGCAAGGCGAGGTCGCCTTTGACACGACGACTTCACGCCTGTTCTCCAACGACGGCGCGACGGTCGGCGGCTTTCCGCTGGCGCTCGAAACCGTCAAATCGGTAAGCGACGCCGCGTATGTCGCGCTGATTACAGATCGTCAGATCGCATTTTCCGCGCTCACCGCGGCGCGCATCGTAACACTGCCCGCCGCCAGCGCCTATCCCGCCGGCGCCACGCTGAGCATCATAGACGAGAGCGGGGCCTGCTCGGCGGCGCTGACGATCACGGCGGCGCGGGCGGGATCGGACACGATCAACGGCTCGGCGACTTCCGCCGTTCTGGCGAACGCATTTGGCGCCCTGCAATTGCAAAGCAATGGCGTCAACGGCTGGACGATCGTCAACCAGACGACGCCTCAGGCAAGTTCGCCGCTGGCGCAAGGGCCGGCGGGCTCGATGGCGAAATTCGTGGTGCTTGAGCAATTCGTGTCGGGGCTGTCAGGCGCGAACGTCACCGCGGCGACACAGATCCCGGCAGGGGCGCTCGTGCTCGCCTGCTCGGCGCGGGTAGTGACCGCGATATCGGGCGCGACCAGTTTCGAAGTCGGCTACACCGGTTCGCTCAGCGCCTTCGGTTCGGGGCTAGGCGTCGCCGCCGGATCGACCAACGAGGGGTTGGTCGGCCCCAACCCGTTCTATTCGGCGACCAATCTGATCCTTACCTCGGCCGGTGGCTCTTTCACCGCGGGCGCGGTGCGGCTTAGCTTATACTATCTGCTCTTCACTCCGCCGGCGAGCTAAGCGCCTTCTTGGCGACGCCGCTCGCCTTGATGTTTGCCGCCACGGCGTTCAACCCCAGGAATTTCGGGCCGCTGCGGCAACAAAACAGCGACGCGACCTTCATCGAGAACAGGAGCGCGACGACGACGCCGACATTCAAGAGCGCCGGCGCGTCGGGCGCCCTGCTGATCTATGGGTGGCGTTTCCGCACTGACAGGAGCCTTCGCATGGCGACGCAAACCGACAGCACAGGAACCATTGTTGCTGAAGGCTACGATATTTCCGGAGCGACCAAGGCGCATGTCTATGCGCAGATCACGGTGACGAGCGCTGCGACACTGCTTTCGACGCTTCTAAGCAACGCGAGCCAAACCACGATTCCTGCATGGGTTCAAACGGCGTTCGTCACGCCCGAAACGTCAGGCGCGCCAGTCCTTCGCTATCGCTGCGATGGAACCGCGCCAACAACTAGCATCGGGCAGCCGATCTCGGGCTGGCAGTCCTGGCCCATACAGGATTATCTATCGCTCGCCGCGCTCCAGCTGATCTCGACCGGCGGCGGCGCCGTCACGGTCTCCATCGAATTCAGGGGCTGAACGATGCCGCTGATCTTTCCGCCTGGACCTCCCCTGACGCCCTATGTCGACCAGAGCGCGCCTTCCGCGCCTGGACTGCCGATCAGCGTCGTCGCGACGGCGCAAAACGCCAGCGCCAATGTGCAATGGACGTTCCCGCGATCCGTGGCGATATCGTCCTATCTGATCACCGCTTCGCCGGGCGGCGCGACACAGACCGTATCGGCGGCTTCGAACTCGGGTTCGGTGAACTTCACCGGCTTGAGCAACGGAACCGCCTATACGTTCACCGTCCAAGCGATTTCCAACTTCGGCGGCAAATCGGTTGTCATCGGCTCGGCGGTCAGCAATTCCGTCACGCCGACCGCGCTGCCCTCCGCGACGCTCCCGGTCTATCGCAACCTGGAATTCTGGTGGTCGGCGCGGCAGGTGACGGGCGTCACCAATGGCGCGACGCTCGCGCAACTCACCGATTTCTCCGGCAACGGCTACAACGCCACGCCTTATTCGTCGGGGGGGACATGGGTTTCGAGCTGGGTCGGCGGACAGCCGGCGGTGGCGCTCAATGGGACTTCGCAACTCTACACGACGACGCCCGCCGGCCTGGTCGCCGGCCAGCGGTCGTCGAAATGCACCGTCGCGGCGGTGTTTGACTGCACCGCGAATCCGAACGGCGATTCGGTCTTGAACGGCCGGATCGTCTCTCACGAGGGGCTGAACCTTCTTTACAAGGTCGGGCAGGCCTTCGGCGTCGGCGGGACGGCGAGCCAGGTCAACGTCGCCGCTTTCGACAACACGCTCGGTTTTTCGACGGCGATCCTGAATGGCGGGACGATCGCGCTCTCGACCGCGACGACACTGATCGCGACGATGCCGGGTTCTGTCTATGTCAACGGTTCTTCGATCGGCTCCGGCATGAGCCCGGTCGTGGCGGCGACTGCTCAGCAACAGTTTCAAGCCGCGTCTGTAAACGTTACTGGCGGTTGGACCTTTGGCGCGCGCGAAAACGGCTCGAGCAACACGTATATGACCGGACATCTCGCGGAATTGATCGTCTATTACGACGTGCTGACCTCAGGCGAAATCTCGTCGCTGCAAACCTATCTCACGGGGGCTTATTGATGAGCGCGGCTCCTCTCGGCCTCTACATCGGCAATGAGCCGCCCGCCAATCCGTCGCCGACGGTGCGCTGGCTTTCGACCAGTCACCAACATTTGCAGGTTCCCAGCGCGGCGATCGAAAAGACGCCTATTATGGGAACAAACACGAACCTGCTGCCGAGCAACTGCCAGGAATTCTCGCCTTGGTTCAACGCGACGCTGAACCGCTATGAGGCCCTGGTCAACGTCAGCAATACGCAATATTTCGTTTACGCCACCGATCCTCGAGGTCCCTGGACTTCGCTGGGCAAGGTCCTAGGCGGCGGTTCGGGCGGCGAGGCGAGCAATGCACAGCAATGCTCGATATTCATCTATCAGGGCTCGATTTACGCGGTCTATATCACGGGCGTGACGACGATCGTCAAATGCGCCGTCGCGACGCTGCCTTCGTCTTGGGGATCCGCGCCTTCGTTCTCGTCGCTGGGAACGATCTACACCGACACGGGCAGCAATAACGGGACGGCGCGCGTCGTTTTCGCCAATGGCGTCTACTACATGTTCGCCGAACGCGACGGCGCGGGCGGCGGCCTCCGGTTGGCGAGCACGACGGCGACGCCGCCGAATTGGGCGACGACGCCATTCACGATGATTGCGCCTTTCGTGGTCTTGCCGATGAGTGTCGGCGTGCGGCAGCTTGCTTTTTATGGGCGGCCTTTCCCGGTGTACGAATCGGCGTCGGGGACCTGGATCATCTACGCGCACGTCATCACCTCGGTGGAGTTCGGCTGGTGCGGCATTGGGCGCTGGATTTCCCTGGATGGCGGATATCCGGTCAACTGGACGTTCGACAGCCTCGTCATCAGCTCGACGCATCCCTTCGAATGCGACCAGACCGCCGATTTCGCGGCATGTCAGGGCCCGGGCGGCCAATGGCAGGCGTTCTGGTCCGCCAACAACAACGTGGCCTCCGCATTCTGCATCATGACCGCGCCGATGATCGAGCCGATGCTGGCCTGGACCGGCAACGGCTGGGTGCGCCAGAGCGCAGGCAAGGGCGCGGATGAATTGGTGTGGATCAATCCGGACACATTGAACGCAGCGACCCAGACGACGCAGAACCTCTGGGATCTGGTCTGCGACACCGGGACGACGACAATCACTGTCACGCTTCCGCGCGCGGCGTCGAACTCGAAGATCAAGATTTCCAATTACCCCTCGGCGCTTCCCGGCAATCCGATCAAGCTGGTCCAGAACGCCTCCGATCTGATAACCAGCGACAACCAGATCGTCAGCATGTCGGCGGCCTCGACGACGGTCACCGTCACGACGCGCAAGCCGCATGGGCTGACGACCTCGGATTTCGTCACCATCACAGGTGCGACGCCAACGGCTTACAACATCACCAACGCCGCCGTCGCTTCCGTCCCGAGCGCAACGTCTTTTACCTACACGGCGGGCTCGGCCCCGGGGACCAACACGACGCTTGGTTGGTTCGACTATTCGTTGTGGCCCGGGGAGTCCAGGCAATACCGGGCGGCGCTGACGTTGGGCAACAAGACCTGGTTCCGGTTCTGAACTTTATCGAAAGGACATTTCATGATCAACGCGCGCCGCGCGGGGCTCTGCCTCGCCTTGATTTTCACCGCTGGCTCGGCGCTTGCGCACGATCCGCATGCGAAGGCGCGGACCAAGCCGGCTTGCGAAACAACCTACGCGAGAGTCGCCGAGATCGGCCGCCAGATACTCTCGCAGGACGCGCAGGCCACTTATGTTGAATATACCGGCGACGAAGCGGCGAAAATCCTTACGGCGATCAACGCCGTCGAGCCCGTCAGTTCTTGGGCCGCCGATAAGATCGTCGCCATAGACCCCGATGGCGAGCAGCCCTTCCGGGTCGCCCTGATCGAAAAGGGTTGCGCCACGCGCGCCTTCCCGGTTCCGCGCGCCGTGTGGCCGGATCTGGTGACTTCGGCGATCGGGTCGAAGTCGTGAAGCGGGCTTTCGGCGTCTCGAGATTGCCGAAGAGCGGGACATGGGCGGCCATTGCCATCGCCCAGCAGTTCTCATTTTGAGAAATTTCAAGAAGGAAGTGGGGGCTTGGCTTGAAAGGCGAGGGTTTTTAGGAGGCTGTCCCAAGAGGGGAAAAGGAGGTAGGCGGTCAAGGCGCGCAAATTTCCGAAGAATCGGACTCTGGCGCCGGCG